AATAAGTATGTTAAATTGTATGTTATGTATGTTCTCGCGCTAAGCGACTATAAGCAACCTGCTGCTGCCGCGGGTTACAAACCCGCCCCCCAATTAGGCAGATAAATTGCAGTTTATCAAAATTTGAAACTTGACTCTGCGCTCTGTAATTTGTCAAAAATGAAATATTTTTAGCAAAAGGTTTGGTTGGTATAAAAAAAAGTAATACCTTTGCATCGCTTTTGAGATAAAACATTATTTCTAAATAGTACGGGGCGTAGCGCAGTCCGGTTAGCGCACCTGCTTTGGGAGCAGGGGGTCGTGGGTTCGAATCCCGTCGCCCCGACATAAGGAAAACCGCTGATTATCAAACGTTTAGGTTTGGTGATTGGCGGTTTCGTCGTTTTATTTTACTCGTTTATTTTACCGCATTTTGGCCTCATTTTGGCCGTTTTTGGCTTATTTTGTATCGTTTTTGTGAGCTATTTGTGAGCAGTTTGTGAGCTATTTGTGAGCAAAAAGGGTTAAAAATGTAGGTAATGGCATATAAATTAAAGTGGTATTTAGATTTAAGGCGTAAGGACGAACAAGGGAAAGGGCGGCTTTGTATCGTTATTTACAATCGTGGAACGTCGGCAATGCTGAGCACGGGGGTGATGTTGCGCGAGGGAGAGTTTGTGAACGGTAGGGTGGTGGGCGCGCCCATGGCGGCACAGCTGACGCAGTTGCTGCGACTGAAAATGGCAAAGGTGCAATTGACTGTTGAAGAGGTGGCGTGCTTTAATGATGTTCAAGCAATGAGGGCAAGCGAGATTAAGGCGGCTTTGCTCGATCGGCTGGAGTTGAATGGGAATGGGGGTGAGGCCGTTGGAGAGGAGAAACAGGAGGAAGCGCGTTTTTTGCCGTTTGCTGAAACGTTTGTGAGTCGGTGTAAGAAGGAAAGAACGGCGGGCGTGTATAAAATGACTTTACAGAAGTTGAGGAAGTTTTGTAAGTTGGAGGAGTTGTGCTTTAAAGATGTGACGGTGGGGTGGCTGAAGGATTTTGAGGTTTGGATGGCTGACACCTGCAGCACGAACACGCGGGGCATACACTTTCGCAATATTCGTGCCGTGTTTAATGCTGCAATAGATGAAGAGGTGATACCGGCCGAAATGTATCCTTTTAGGCGATTTAAGATAAAGAAGGAGGAAACGATGAAACGCTCGCTAAGGTTGGAGGATTTGAGGCGGTTGATGCGTTACCCTTGCGAAGAGTGGCAAAAGAGGTATGTCGACCTTTTTATGCTTTCGTTTTATCTGGCGGGCATTAATATGATTGACCTCATGGAGTTGCCTCCGCTGAATGAGAGTGGCGTGATTGAATACAGGCGGAGCAAAACGGGGGTTGTGTGTCGGCTGACGGTTCCACCTGAAGCGCTGGAGATTATTGAGCGTTATAAGGGGGTGAAACGTTTGCTTTATTTTGGCGAGCGTTTGAGCGGTGGCGTTGAGGCGTGGAAGGGTTTCCTTCGTAACGTGAATGACGGGCTGCAACGTGTTGGTCCGTCGTGTTATGTGTACGTAAAGCATAAGGGCAAACGGGCGAAAGAACGGGTGAAAGTGTATAGCGGTTTGTTTCCCGATCTTACCTCCTATTGGGCGCGCCACACGTGGGCAACGTTGGCCTCAGAACTTGACGTGCCTGATGCAGTGATAGATGCTGCTTTAGGTCACAAGTCGCCCTATCCAATGGCCGACATATATATAAGGCGAAACGCTAAGAAGGTAGATGAAGCCGTGAGGCGCGTGATTGATTATGTAAGGGGGTAAAGTTTTTTATATCTTTATGGCCAAAAATGTTTGGCTATAAGTATAAATTTTATTACCTTTGTAATGCAAAACAGAAAGGAACGCGCATGAATAAATTGAAAGTAAGAGAAGTTATTCAGCTGCTGAAAAAGGAAGGCTGGGTAGAAATTAAGGCCAATCATGGCGATCACCGACAGTTCAAGCACCCCACGAAGAAGGGTAAAGTAACTGTAAGAGGTAAGATGAGTGAAACGCTTAACGATTTTCTCCTTCTAAGCATTTGGCGACAAGCTGGTTGGAGAAAGTAAATTAAAAGGTATGGAAGGGGGTTGAACCTTTCCATAACCTTAGAATATATAAGACTTTTAAAAGTATGGAAAAGATAAAGGTAAAGGTGAATTGGAGTGATAAGAATTTTGCAGCGGTGACAGATGATGCTCGTTTGTGTGGCATGGTGTTAGTAACGGCTTCGACTTATGAAAAGTTAATGAGCGATTTGCGTGATGCTATTGTCGAACATGTTGAAGGCGTTGTGGCTGATGGTGATGACTTGCCAGAATGGTTGAAGTGTGGTGTGTATGAGTTTGAGGTGGATTTAGGTGCTGCCGCTTTGTTGCGTTGTTGTTTGCAGTACACAACATTTGCGGCCGTTGCTCATGCTACTGGCATTAATCAAGCTTTGCTGACGCATTATGTAACGGGGCTAAAAGTGCCTCGTGACAAGCAGCGAGCGCGTATTGTTGAAGGTTTGCACCGTATAGGTGAAGCTTTGTTGTCTTTAAAATAGAAATTAAAGCGTTATGCTTTTTGTTTTGCATGCCTCCCACGTGAGTGGGGGGCTTTTTTTGTCGGTTTTATCGTATTTTGGGGGGTGGTGTTCGCATATTGCAAAGCACCCCACTAACGCAAGCCGTTAGTGGGGTGCTTTGTGTGTATTTACATGCGTTATTTAACATAACATCGATTCTTTACATTTGCAGTTTAAACAACATTTATTGCGTTCGGTAAACATTGTTTACGAGTGCGAAGATATAATAAATTGCAAACATAAACCAAACGTTTTTGCGTTTATTTAGGCATTTTGCGACATTTAGACCAATAAAAATGAATAATAAAGAAAAATTAGAACAGTTAGTGCTGCAATATGCGCATGGTAATCAAACGCTATTTGCCAGACTTTTAAACGTGCGTCAGAGCACAGTATCCACATGGAAGGCACGAGAGACCTTAGATTTTGTACGTATCAAGCAACGTTTCCCACAAGTTGATGGTAATTGGCTGCTTACAGGGGAGGGGGACATGCTTTTACCTGAGGACAATAGTACTTCGGTAAATGTTAGTGGAAACCATAACAACCTACAGGGAATGCTTGTGAATAGCCAAAGTATCGATAAAAGCGAGTCTTTTTTGACGTCGGATGCTGCCTCCGACGTGGCTTTTTTGCAGAAAGAAAACGAGTATCTAAAGAAACTTATAGAAGAAAAAGAAAGACTTATAAAGGTCCTTTTGGCGGGACATTAGTCCCCCAAAATGTAAAGAATCGATGTTATGTTTACAAGCAAAAGGGTATGAAAAAAGGATTAATAAGGCTTCCGAGTGTTACGGCAACGTTGCGCAAAATGGTGATGGGTGATAGTATCCGATTGGATTTTCAGAGCGTGTCTCCGCAAGGGCTGTATCAGGCGAAGAAGAGATTGAATGCTCAGACTGGCAAAGAAGAGTGGAAGAGTAGGGTAGTGACTGACGAACGTGGGCGGAAGTTTTACGAAGTGACTCGCAAGGTCGTGAGTGGTGATACAAAATAATACGAAAAAGTTATGACGACAGAAGAACCAAGGGTTGTCGACTCGGGCCGCTATGGCATGAGCGACGCGGCAAAGATTTTGGGCGTTGCGCGTTGCACTTTGCGACGTTGGATATATGCCGGGCGCGTGAACGTAGGGTTTAGGAATTTGAACGGACGAATGTTTATAACTGGACAGGAATTAAAAAGAATTTGGAGCGAGCAGTGGTGATGCTGCAAGCGCAAGAGCGAGAGCAAGACTCAAACGACAAAAGAGCCAAGCAGAAGCGCGAACAGTGGTAATGCTGTGAGCGAAGCGTCAGGAGGCGGCCCTTGGGGTGTGTGCAGCGGCACATGTAGAACGGCTGAGGGCTGAATGCTGCAAGCGGTTGCGGTGTGCTGAATGGCGATGTTGATGAATGGCGAAAGAAACGAGAAAACGACAAAACAACAAAACAACAAAACAACAAACAAACTAAAAACGATATGAACATTTTAGATAAAGCGCTGAAGGTGGCGAAGGGTGCGGCCTGTGCAGCCGTTGTGCTGACGGGTTTTTATTACGCCTGCCGTATGGATTACGAGGACGCGGTGTTGAACGAAATGAAGAACAATGGTACTTACTACGCCATGAGCCAGGAACACCCCGAATGGAATGAAGCTGAAATGGTGAAGGAGTACACCGAGCGGAAGCTGCAGCGCGAGGAGGAAACGCGCGCGATGCGTAAGCGTTACGACGGTCGTTAGTATGTTATAACTTTTAAAGGTTGGTAAGTATATGGATAAAGGAGACGTACATGAATACGTAGAAAGGATAAAGCGCCACAACAAGGATTTGCACCTATTGCTAATCGACTTTAGGCTTTACATCGTCGGTGTTGAGAAGCGCTGCAAATTCCCTGACCTCTCATAATTTTATAAAGTTCTAATTGTATGCCCCGTCACGCGCTGACCATGGGCTTCTATTTTCTTCATAGAATGAGTGGGACTATTCGGTTCGTGAGGAATAGAATAGTCAATATAACGCGATAGGTGGTTAATCGGATAGACCGCACTCGCTAATAGGCTGAGGCGCTTAGGCCGTTAGTCGGGTTCGACTCCCGACCGCGTTGCATTCGTGTGAATAAGGTAGTTAGATTATTAAGATTGTATTCCATTACGGTTCGTGAGAATAGTAATGGGAAAGACGAGGAGTATAGGCCGTTAATCGGATAGGCGGCAAAGAGAGGTATCGTCGTCTGCTGCATGAAGTTCGCTTTGGGTTATTGGCTATGCAGTGGATAAGCTTCGAAACAATCGCACATTAGTGGGTTCGACTCCCACACTCCTCACTCAACCATTTTATTAACGAAAAACGGAAAATTATGAACAGAAGATTTTGGGTAGAGGTACGCGTCAGTTATGACGGTGTGACCGAAAATGGAGAGAAGACCAACATGAAGGAAACGTGGTTGGTGCGTGCAGCCACTTTCGCTGAGGCTGAGTCGCGTGCTACTGAAAAAGTGTGTGCTTATACCGGTGTCGAAGACGTAGGTGTGGAGGCTTGTGTGAAGCGCAACATAGCAGCCTTTTGGGTAAGTTCTCTAAATAGCGACAAGTTCTATAAGGTACGTTGTGAAGGCCTTCTCGTCAACGAGAAGACAGGCAAAGAGCGCATCGTTAAGCGTGATTACTTAATCCTATCTCCGAACATGCTTGATGCTTACGAGACATTCGTCAAGTGTATGAGTGACTCTGACTTTAGCGAGTTTGAGGTGTCAGGCATCAATCTTACCCCTATCGTTGAGATACTGAGCGACCATGAGTAAATAAGCCGTTTGTACACTATCAACTATTAAAGCACGACGCTGCGGTGTGAGTTGTTTCCCCATTGCTTACATATAGTGAGTGAGGTGTGAAGCTTGCAATGCGCAGTCCAAATACGAAAGAGGATGACACAGGAGGGGGGAAGCCGCTATGAGCTTTCTATCCTTGCAATGCGAACTCGGGCGATGACACAGGAGGCCGCCTCACCCCAATAAGTGGTGAGGGGAATGCAACAGAGAGGGCCGCAGTGTTGTGCTACTTATTGACCTTATACGAAACCACACGAATTATGAGCCGACAGAAGAAGTCGGGCTTAGACTACTTCCCCTTTGAGGTAGACTTTTTTCAGGATATTAAGATACGCAAGTTAATTCGGCGTAACGGTGGTAAGGCGATCGCAGTATATGCTCTCCTGCTATGCTATATTTACAAGAGTGGGTATTTCATGACGTGGGATAAAGAGTTGCCCTTCATCATTTCGGAACAAACGGGGTATGGAGAGGTGTATATACAAGAAGTCTTAGAGAGCTGCCTTACGTTAGGGTTGTTAGACAGGCGTATGCTTGACGAGGAAGGTGTACTGACGAGTAGAGGTATTCAAGAACGATATAAAAAGATATGTGTAGATAGTAGGCGTGCAGCATCGATTGAGCGATACAACCTTATCGACGAAAATTCGACTGAAACTGTCGAAAGTTCGACGAAAGACGTATCAATCTTCGGTAAAAAAGCCGATAAATGTACAAACTTGTGCAAGAAAGCACCATTTCTGCGCAAAAGTGTGCAAGGAAGTACACAAAGTAAAGTAAAGGAAAGTAAAGAAAAAGACGATGTAGAAAAAGCGCCACCGTCGCCACCGACGACGGAAGACGTTGAAGCCTCGTTTACGGGATTGTTAGCATCGTTGAGGGCTGAGGCTTCATGGTGTGAGTTGGTGCGTATGCGTTACCACTTGAGCGGTGACGAGCTACACGAGTGGCTTGACGCCTTTGCGCTCGACTGTCGCGTCAACGACAAGGCGCAACACACCGACCTCACCGACCTCAAACGCCACTTTACTTCATGGCTTCGCATTCAACAACAACAAAATCGCAACTGTCATGGCACGAAAAATAGCAATGCCAACTCCCTTGCCCGACGCAAAGGAATTGATGTCGCAGCTACTTCGGCAGCGGACTACAGCACACGCCTTTAGGCTTCCCCTGGCGGTCGCAGACGCTTACTGTCTGCTCTACTCTGCCTACGAGGTGGAGGTGGAGCGCAGAGGGCGCACGCTGCAAATGGACGAAGATACGACGCGCATCGTAGGCGAAGTGGCTCACCACCTTACTGGGCCGCAACCCAATGGGCTGCTATTCTGTGGCACAACGGGCAATGGTAAGACCACCTTGGCGTTGGCCCTGCAGAATGCCGTGGAATGGCTCAGGGCGCGTGGTATGCTGCCAACGGAGTTCATGCAGTACGACCTCGACACGGTACGCTTCGTTGAGGCTCGCCACGTGGCTGCCACCTACAAGACGTCGAAGGCTCGCCTCATGAGCATTGGGGTGTTAGCCATTGACGATGTAGGCACAGAACCTGCCGAGGTGGTCGACTACGGCAATGTGATAGAACCGATCACCGAGCTACTTGAGGCGCGTTACGCTCGTGGCCTCTTCACCCTTGTCACTACCAACCTAACGGGGCAAGAGCTACGGCAGAGGTATGGCGTGCGATTGGTTGACCGCATGAACGAAATGATGCACGTCGTTGTATTCAAAAACGGAAGTTTCAGGTAAAACAAAAAGTAACGAAAAGGATAAAGCACTATGGCACAACTCATCTACGTAGTGGTCTACTGGCGCTGCCGTCGTGAAACGCGGCTCCGTATCTGTGAGCGGTTTCGAATACCGAGCGGTTACGTCAACATCAATGGCGAAACACCCTGCATGGTATCGTCTGATGATTACGAACTACTACGCGAGTGTGAGCGCAGAGGGTTTATCCGCTTGCGCGATAAGGAGACAAAAAAAGCCTCCAACGATGTGGAGGCTTCCAGCACTAAGCGCTAAATGCTTTCGTGGATACCAGTTGATGCGCTTAATAGTCTCTTGCCGAGGTCTTCTAACCCATTGGCAAGGGTCATGAGTTCGGCCGTAGTGAAAGCAGCAGGTTTGCCGTTCACCATGTTTCCGTTAATGCGTTGCATGAGCCACGGTGCGCCTTTGTCAAAGTAGGTTTTGGCTATGTAAGAGAGCGAAATGGCTGACTTCACGTTTCCTAAAATATTTGAGGGGCAGACATCATTTCTTTTGCGTCCTCTGCGTAACATGGTACGCACATAGAGTGCGGCTTCGCGCTCCTCTTCAGGATTGCTTGTTAATGCAAAAGCCTCCTCTAATAGTTTAGAAGACAAATTAGGGTCTTTGTCGTTCGATGCTGCAAAGCTCTCTTCAAGTTTGAGTTTTACGCAGTCTTTCATAAGCTAATATTTAAAAGGGTTGGCTAAACAGATAAAGAGTAAAAAGGAAGTTCCGCTCGGCCCTAATGGAGCGAGGCGGAAACCTCCTCATTACTTTCATTCCATTTCAGACATCTTTTCGCAAGCTTCTAAAACTGCGAAGAGAAAATCTTCAAGGAATTCCGATTCTGTAAGCCTACCTGATTGGATTAAAGACTTTTCGTTTCGGAAGAGGTATCTAAACTTGTTTAGAATATCCTCCCAGTCCTTTAGACTGTTATCATTGGTGTCCACGTCTCTTTTGAAGACGGTGCAAAGATAATAAAAAAATATTTATTGCGCAAGCAAAAGCGCAACAATCATAACGAACATTACAACACGTACCGAATACTATGTACAACCCGAAGTACATTTACATTGAGGGCAGCAGGCGAACGTACAAGCTGACCCCCGAAGGCGAGCAAATGTTTAGAGAGCGCTTCCCCATTACGCCCGCTAAGACGATAGCCCGTGAGTTGGGGTGTGGAATTGATATGGTGTATAAGTTGGCCAACTCCTATGAAGTGAAGAAAGACCCTACTTACAAGCGTGAGACGCTGCGACGCGTTATGCTCCACGCTCGCACCTACTACGTGAGAGACAAGGAGGCACACCCCGAACTCTATCAAGAGCGCTTTCAAGAGCGAGGGCGACGCATCTGTCGTCAACGACGCATGGACGAACTCCGCATCATGAGTGGCGAGAAGCCGCGCTATAACTTCTACTTCGCCCCCCCGCATAGCAAGAAGACGCGGAATATACGCCAAACGTTGTGTCGACTTGGTTACATTCCTTACGATAAGGAATGCTCCACGCTCTGGTACTTCGCGCCAGAGACGCAGCGCAGCCTATCCACTGAGCGCAGAGCTAAGGAGTATGGCTTTAAATTCTCGTGCTTTCGATGAAGCACTTTCACACAACAATCTATAACTCTTACACACTATGAAACAGAAAGAAGAACTCGTACCCCGAGAACAGATACCTGAGGCCACACGCATTCTTACCAACGTGGCTTACCTCATGGGCGACGTGACGAGTACGCTTATGCTCAACGCTGAGACGCGTGTTGAGCGATTAGGCTTCGGCATGAAGCAAGGACTGAAGCAGCGCCTAAAGTATGCCCTCGAAGCTACCCACCGTGCGCGTCGCGCATGGGATAGCTTTGCAAAGGAGCTTTACGGCATTGAGTGTGCCGACGATGCTTGCGAGTGTAGCGACTACTATGCCGATATTGTGTTGCTCATAGCCGACCGCACGGGCGACAACGATGAGTATCGCGACAAGGTGCGACGTGCGCTGCTGCGCATGAAGAGCGACCGTCACATCTACGAACAACTTCAAAGCGTGATAAAATGACACCGATTGAGAAGACGACGAAGGCCGACATCTTAAACTACCTACGTGAGACACAGACGATGCAATTCAACACGCGTGCAAGCATCGTCGAGGTTAGCTTTAGCGGTAGGTGTGATGTTATTTACATTGAGTTATACCCCTTTTTAGGGTGTAAAAGAACTTTCGCCCTATTTCAGGAGAGGCACAAAACTTACAACGACCGAGTAATGGCTGACTTTAAAGATAAATGGCTGCACTATGAAGATGAATGGTTGAAGAACTATGGAGAAAACTACATTTAATCCATTCCTCGCGCGCCCCGAGGAAGCAGAGGCGGGCGCGCGCATCATTTGGCTCAGCCGTCGTCCTGACGGGCGGCTGCGCTACCCTCGCTGCGTGCGCGCTCACTTAGACAAGATTCTAAGACTCTCGCCCAACGCACTAAGCAATGAGGACATTGAACAATTAAAATACTTACAATAAGATGTAACACACTATGGCTACAAAAGGAACAACATTGCTCGAAATGACTGCATTCAGAATTAAAGAGTCCGAGACCACACTCACAAAGGATTATGCAGTACAAGGCCAAGTATTGTTAGGCTGGCTGACCATTAGGAAGTTCTCAGCAAGTAAGGCTTCCGAGAAGGAACTTTGGTGGGCGAAGGCTTGCGCTCAAAATCTTTTAGACGAATTGAATAAAGAACAATAAACGATGATACCCATGTTAAACGTACTGACTATTCTTTTTTACGCCACGTCCGTATATGTCGTGCTATTGATCACGTATAAGCTCGGCCGCTACCGAGCCGAGGAGGCAATGGCCGACGAAGTGGCGCGCCTTCGTCAATCGCGTTGGGACGAAGGCTACCGCGCAGGGCGTGAGCGCGGCCACCAAGAAGGCTATCGTGAAGGTTACGCGAAGGGCCGTGCAGAGGGCTATGACGACGGCCGACGCTATGAAGCGATCACGCATCATAACGAGGAGGAGATTAAACGACAATTGAAGTTGTAAAGGCACTTGATAATGACACAATTTATTTGTATCTTAGCACTGGTCCAGAGTTAATGTGCTAATGTGCGAATGTGCAAATGTGCGAATGGTCGCCTTTGTACGCTGAGTAAGTAAAACATTATTCAATCATTTGCACATTTGCACATTCGCACATTTGCATATTTAAAAAGAACACAGTGACGCGACGACGAATTAACCTCAGCGTGCCGCCTGAGCTATATCGAGAGCTGGAGCGCATACGCAAGACTTATCGCTTTAGTACGACGTGCGAGATGTGCGTCGTACTTTTGCGCGTATATGCGCGTATGGTGGCTGAGGCTGAGGCTACTTCCACCACTGACGATGATGAGGACTACATCGCGGCCACCTTTGAGCGCATGGCCTCCTCTATGCGCACTCCTTCTAACACCATGCCTACCGTGCGCCACCACCGAAGGAGGATTGAATAATACTCGTAACTCTATGGCTAAAGACAAAGACTACAAGCGAATGATACACACGCGCCACTGGTTGGAGCTAAGGCGCATGGTGCTCACGGCTCACCCTCTGTGCCAACGTTGTGAGGCTGAGGGCCGCACGACGGCTGCTACTGAGGTGCATCACGTGCGCCCAGTCGAAGAGGGTACGACCGCGAGGGAGAAGGAGCGGCTCATGTTTGATGCACACAACCTCCGCGCCCTCTGCCACGACTGCCACGTGCTGACGCACACAGAGTTGGGCCGCTCTGGCCGTAAGGCAAATGCCGAACGCAAGGCGCGGCAGGCCGAAAGCGTTAACAAACGCTTCTTTGGCGACGAGTAAGGCACACAAAAACGACCGAAAACGTACCAAAAACGACCGAAAACGAACAAAAAACGAATAAAAACGGAGTAAGAAACGCGGCCTTCTCCCTACCCTCATCGCTCATCAGCGCTCACGCTCACACGGGGGGCGGTTTTTTTTAAGGGGGGTGGGGGTGAGTTAAACCCCGCCCAAACCCTTTTTTTTGCGCGAGCATTTTTTCCGATTTATGGAACTTTGGGCAATTCAACACCCTTAAACAATATTTCACAGAATGCTGAATGTGCCAATATGCTAATGTGTTAATGTGCTAATGAGTGGCACAATCCTTAACTCATTAGCCTATTAGCAGCACATTGGCCACATTAGCACATTTACACATTAGCAAATTAGCACATTAGCACATTAGCACATTAACTCTATGGCACGCACTACGAAACAATGGTATGCCCGCATCACCAAGGCACTCAAGAAGTCGGGTACTTATAACACCAGCCTCGAAATGCAGATACAATCGTTGGCAGGAGCTATGCGCACGCTCGAACTCGCCACTGATGAGATTGACAGCCTCGACACCACCGTCGTATGGGAGGAGACACGCTACGGCCGCAAGATGATGCCGCACCCCGTGTTTAAAATTCAGCGCGACGCACAAGCCTCCGTCACGCGACAGATGAAGCAGTTGCAACTCACCACAGAGGAATTGACCACCGACCAGAGTTCCGACCCATTGATAGACCTAACCCAAAAGCTCATTAATGAACAGTAGAGAATGAGTGAATATGCTAATGTGTTAATATGCTAATGTGTTAATGTGCTAATGAGTGGCACAATCCTTAGCATATTAGCACATTTGCACATTATCACATTAGCACATTATCACATTAGCACATTATCACATTAGCACATTATCAGAATGACCGAAGAAGAAGCCCACCGCTATCGAGAGGAGAAGCAGCGCGTATCGCGTTCGCTCGCTGCTAAATCGTTGGAGTCGTACCACCTTGAGGCGGTCGACCCTCGGCTCTACGTGTACGTATCAATGGTGCGCGACAGCCCCACCGAGCATAACCTTTGGGAGCAGTTGGCCGTTGAGCGTTTCCTGCGTATGGTGAAGCGTTATGGGCTTGACGCTCGCAAGGTACGCCGCTTCTACCTCTTCTACGAGTCGCTCTACTTCCCTGGCAAGGAAGGCATGCAGCACTACAAGTTGACGCCCGTGCAGTGCTTCCAGTTTGCGGCCGTATATGGCTTTTGGCAACGGGGGCGTCGCATCGTGCGTGAGGTATGTCTGTTTGTACCCCGAAAGTTTTCGAAGACTACCTCAGGTGCTGCCTTCCCCCTTTACGACCTCTTCTTTGGCGACGCCAATGCTGAGTGCTACTTTGGCGCCAACTCTTACGACCAAGCGAAGAAAGGATTTAACGTCCTGCGCGGCTGCGTGCGTAGGCTCGACCCGCGCGGCTTACGCTATACGGTGAATGAAGACGTGATTAAGAGCCGACGTCAGGACCGCACGGCCTTTGCTCAGTGTCTGACAGGCAATAGCCGCACCAAGGACGGCTTGAACGCCTCGACCGTCTTAATCGACGAATACTCCCAAGCGCGCACCAATGAGCTACTCACCGTGCTTACTACCTCTATGGGCGTTAGGCAGAACCCCCTTACGGTGATCATCACCACCGCGAGCGACGTGTTTGAAGGCCCATTCTACGCCAAGTTGCAAGGCTACAAACGTCTGCTACTGGGCGAGGTGGACGATGATAGCGTATTTGCTCACCTCTTTGAACCCGACGTCGACGACCCCGAGGACCAACCCACGACGTGGCGCAAGGTCCACCCCCACATGGGCATAACCGTGAGCCTTGAATTTTACGAAGCCGAATATCGTGCTGCACATCGCGACGGTGCGGAGGCGATGTTGGCCTTTCGCACGAAACTGCTCAACGTCTATGCCGAACAGCAGCAGCGCTCATGGATAACGGCCACCCTCGCCACCGACATCATGCGTCCCTTCACGCTCGACGCGATCAAGGGCCGCCCCGATGCAATGGTGGCTATCGACTTGAGCGAGAGCGACGACTTCTCGGCCGTGACGACTGGCGTCTATTCGCCCGAAGAAAAGTCGTTCACCTTCCATACGGCCTACTTCTTCCCCGACGAAGCTTTAGCGGGTCACCCAAATGAGCGCCTTTACCGCAAGTGGGCGGCCGAGGGACACCTCACGCTGACGCAAGGCCCTGTCATCAATTACCGCACGATCGTCGACTACGTGTTGCGCGTCAACCGCTCCGTGCGCATACTCTCTATTGGTTACGACCCTTGGAAGAGCCAAGAACTTATCAATATGTTGGCCGCATCAGGCGCACGTGACGTGTTGCGCGGAGTGAAGCAGACGTATGGCAACTTTACTGCCCCCGTCCAATCCTTTGAGCATGGCTGCAAGACGGGGCATATCTTTATCAATCCTAACCCGATTAACGCCTACTGCTTTGGCAATGCCATACTCGACACCGACAACCTCGGCAACTCTAAGCCCATTAAGCGCGCTCGCTATCAAAAGATTGACGGACTCATAACGATGCTCATGTGCTTGAGACTGTTTATAGATTATGAGCGGTAAGAAAAAACGTATTAATACTAATATTTTATGCTGTTTTCCTTTGCAATTAATACGAATATTAGTATCTTTGCATTGTTCAAATAACGGAAATATGAAGTACAACGAATTAGAAAAATTGCTTAGAAAAGCAGGGTGTTACTCCTTAGGAGTAATCCAAAACGGCCACCCACAATGGTATAGCCCCATTACAAACAGGAAGTTTAAAATGAGTCACCATGGTAAGCAAGAAGTGGCAAAGGGAACTTTAAAAGCCATCTTAAAGTCAGCTGGCATTAATTAACGAGAGGGAGGGCGTTTTGCCCAACCTCTTCAAAAAGGAAGAAACAATGAAAAAAGTAAAAGCGATTATAGAGCGTTCCTCAGAGGGGCGCTATAGTATTTACATGGACGACGATACACTACCTTATCTTATAACGGCTGAGGGTGCAACACTTGATGAAGCTAAGGACGACTTCATGACTTATTACAACGAGACAAAAGAATACTCCAAGAGCCATAACGAAGCATTTGAAGAAGTAGAGTTTGACTTCTGTTACGATATGGCCTCTTTCTTACAGCACTATGCCTATGCGTTTACGTTAGCAGGTCTTTCACGCATTACTGGCGTCAATCAAGGGCAATTATCACATTATATTAATGGGACTTCACGCCCCTCAGCACGCACAATCGAAAAGATAGAAAACGGTATAAGCAGCTTTGCACAAACACTGTCGGGCGTTCATTTCGTACGTCCGTAACCTCCCCCTCTCAGGTACTTTGTATTTCATATAGTTATTTGACACACCGCGCCCGCCACCTGAGGGTGCAAAACAATCAAGCGCCCCACCATGTAACAATGGTGGGGCGCTTTTACTTTAATACGAAAAATAGAAAAATGAAAAAAGTGGGATAAAAAAGATACACCGCGTTTCGCAACGAGGGGTATCATTGATTATTATGAGTTGTTTAATTATTAGTTACCTTACAAAGATAGCAATAAAAAGCCACGCGGCAAGCGCGCGTGGCAAAATAATTGTGTCTAAAAACGTTCTTTGAATGCTTGCTAAATCTGGAATTTGAGTATTAATGTTCTACCGCTTTGTCTAAACCAACTGATACCTTGAGAAATCTTTCGATGAACATTGTCTTAAACACTGCAAATATAGCAACAATGTCACATTATCCCCCCAACTCTCACTTTTTTCAAAGAAAAACGCCCCAAGGTGGTACCACCTACACACCTTTTGCGCGTAGGGTATGAACGTATTACGCAGACTATTCAAGATAAAACGCAGCAGCGAGGGTGTTAACTCATCGCCAGAGGGTAGGACTGTCCGCTCGGGGGCTTTGCCGCTTTTCACCTCCGCAGCGGCTGATCCCTTGGCCGTTAGCACCGTCTATCGCTGCGTGCGTTTGCTATCGGAGAGTGTGGCCAACTTGCCCCTCCGTTATATGAAGCTAAAGGGCGGCATCTTCGTCGATGACCGCCAGTCGCGCCTCCACTACCTACTGAGCGTGCAGCCCAACGAGCTTTACTCCGCGTTCGACTTCTGGGCGCAAGCCGTACAACAGATGTTGCTGACAGGGAATGCCTACATCGTGCCGCAGTACTCGCCCTCGCTTGAGGTAGATCGCCTTGTGCTTTGCCAACCTAACACCGTGAGTCACGACACCATTAATCGCACCTACACGGTAATGGACATGACCAACCGCCTTAGCGGCACCTTCGCGGAGGAAGAAGTGATACACCTCAAGAACCTCACCATCGACGGACAACAAGGCATCAGCACCTTAGCCTTTGCGCGCCTTACTACGCAGATAGCCGCTACAGGTGATAATGAGACGCTCAACCGATTTGCCAATGGGGGCAACGTGCGCGGCATCGTAGGCAACGAAACGAGCGTGCGCGGATTTGGCGACTATCAAGACGACGAATTGGCCAAGACGGCTACCGACCTCGACCAATCATTCTCAGAAGGCCGCAAGATAGTCAGCCTACCAGGGCAAGTAAAGTTCAACCAACTCTCGCTCTCAAGCACCGACATGCAATTTCTCGAGAGCCGCAAGTTTACGGTGCGTGAGCTTTGCCGCTTCTTCGGGGTTCACCCCTCATTCGTCTTTGACGACACGAGCAACAATTACAAGAGTGCCGAAATGGCCAACGTAGCTTTCCTCTCCAACACGCTCAACCCCCTACTCCGTAAGATAGAGAGCGAACTCCACCGCAAACTCATCGAGCCTTCGCTCTGTTGTGAGCGCCGCTTCGAATTCGACCGTCGCAGCCTCTATGCGTGCGACCTCGCGAGCCGCGTGCAATATCAGACGCAGACGATAGCAGCAGGTATCTACACCGTCAACGACTGGCGACGTGCTGAGAACATGCCACCCGTCGAGGGAGGCGACCTCCCATTGGTCAGCGCCAACTTGAAGGGACTGAACGAAATGGGGGCTAACTCAACCACCGACAACTAACACACATTATTAATATGCTAATGTGTTAATATGCTAATGGCTGCGCCACTCATTAACTCATTAGCACATTCCCACATTATTAATATGCTAATGGCTGCGCCACTCATTAACACATTAGCACATTCCCACATTAGCACATTTACACCTTATGAATAAGCAATTACAATTCCACTCCTCAGGCACCGTCCACGTGCGCAGCCGCCAAGGCAGCGAGGGCGAGGGCGAGAGCCGCACCATTGAGGGATACGCCATTCTGTTCAACACGCCCTCTGCCCCACTATGGGAGAACGAGGACGAAGTCGTGCGCGAACAGATAGCGCCCGAAGCCATAACGAAAGACTTGCTCGACGGCTGCGACATCAAGATGACCATGAACCACGACTTTGCCACACTGCTCGCACGCAGCAAGCGCGGAGAGGGTACGCTACAGTACGACGTCGACGAGCGGGGCGTCCACTTCTCCTTCGATGCGCCCAACACCGACGATGGTGACCGCGCGCTCGAACTCGTACGACGTGGCGACATCGACGGCTGCTCCTTCATGTTCTCTTGTTCGTACCGCCAACCCGACGCGACGAGCGAGACGACCAAAAACAAGGAGACGGGAAAGGCTGAAACGCTTTACACCATTCATGCTATTAGTGGCATCTACGACTTTACGCTCACGCCCATGCCCGCCTACCCCGACACGGAAGTAAACGCACGCGATCTGCGCGGATTGACTCCAACCCCTCAACCAGACAACGCTGCCGCCCTCCGCGTCGAGGAACAAGTAAATGCCATGCGCAGCGCGGCAAAGCAATCACTTTAAAGCATTAACCATTTAATAAACAATTAATTCATTACGATTATGAACAAACTTACGGTACGTCAAATCGTTGACAAATACCAAAAGAACTGCGCTCGCATCTCGGCCATTGCCGACCTCTGCGAGCAGGAAAAGCGCGAACGCACTGAGGCTGAGAGCGCAGAGTACGAAGCCTTAGTGCGCGACAATGAGTTGCTCCGCATGCGTATGCAAGCTGAAGCCGCTCAAGCGCAGCAGAACCCCAACCTTATTGCTGACGCCAATAAATTGGTGCGTGAGAACATGGAGGCTGGCCGACAGACGCAAATCGTCTTCATGCGCGACCTCATGTTAGTGAGCGACGCCACTTCGGGCGGTATCATTCCGCTCAAGATACAAGACATTCTCGACCCATTGGTAGAGGGCTTAATCCTCGACAAGGTAGGTCTCCCCATGCCTACAGGTTTGGCGGGTGACTACGTATGGCCCACCTACGAGGCCGTTGAGGCACAAATCCAAGGCGAGGGCGTTGCGCTCACCGACACGAAGATTAAACTCTCTAAGCTCACCGCCTCACCTCAGCGCATTGGCGTGGCCATTCCTGTAACGCGTCAGACGATTATCCAGACGGAGGGCATCATCGAAACGATTGTGAAGAAAGTAATGCCTCAGTCTGTAGCCATGTTGTTGAACAAGATCTTGTTCTCTACCACGAAGGCTACCGCGGCAACTACGTTAGTAGGCCCATTCGTGGCGAAGGCTGCTAAACCGACCGCACTGAGCGAGACTCCTACCTTTGCCGACTTCAACAAGATGAAGGCAGCTGTGTTGGCCTCTGGCGTTGACGGTAGCAACTTGTGCTGGGTTATGACGCAAGCGCAGAAGGCCATTGCCGAAGCCACTCCGAAGGACGCGGGTTCTGGCTTCATGGTATGTGAGAACGACCACATCGCGGGCCTCCCCGTCTTCTGCACTCACTACATTGGTGAAGGCTTCGTTGGCTTGGGCGACTGGCGCTACCAGCCTATGGGCATGTTTGGCGACATCTCGTTCATCATCGACCCCTATAGCCAGGCTCGCAAGGATGCCGTTGACTTCGTACTCAACGTCAACTACGGCACGACCACGCTCCGCCCCGACGCCTTTGCACTGGGCAAGGTGGCCGGCGCGTAAGCGCTCGGCCAATGTGCAAATGTGCAAATGATTGAATAATGTTTTACTTACTCAGCGTACAAAGGCGACCATTCGCACATTTGCACATTTGCACATTTGCACATTAAAAAAAGTCCTAACCTAAAAAGGCACTATTACCATGACCTATCTATACAAACCCCTCGCTCGCAAAAACTTTAAGACTGGCGAGAACATGTTCTACCCCGCGCCCCTACCTGCGGCCGTTACCAACTTCGAACAGTTGGCCGCTGAAATCTGCGCGAAGTGTACCCTCACGCGTGCCGACGCTATGGGCGTACTCAAAGAACTTGAACGACAAGTACTTCACGCGCTGCTATCGGGTTATACCGTTCGCCTTGGCTCATTGGGGGCGTTTCGCCTTACTGCGAAGTCAGTAGGCGTCGAAATCAAAGAAGATGTAAGTTCAGCACTCGTTCAGAAAGCCCGCGTGCGCTACGTGCCTTCGACGTGGATTAATAATAAGCTATTACTCAAGAACGTCGAGTTTAAGAATGTATATAAAGCCAACAAGAAGAAAAACCAATAAAGCTCTACAATCATGATTAAATTAGTAACACGTAGTATCAAGAACTCACGCGACCAAAAGTGGCGCTACTACCCCGCTATCAGCTATAGCGGTACTATCACGCGTGACAAACTTTGCGAGCGCATAAGCGAGTCAACCACCTTCACCCATGCCGACGTACTCACGGCCCTTTGCGCCTTTGAGGAGGCCATTGCCGAAAAGCTACAAAGTGGCGGTATGGTAAAGCTTGGCTCACTTGGCTCATTCCGCACTACATTGCGCTCAAGTGGGGGCGAGGTAAGCAAAGACGACGTCAGCGCGAAGCACATTCGCTCGCTCCACGTCGCGTTCCTCCCCTCAAGCACGCTCAACAAGCAGTTGCAAGAGCAAGCACAGTACGCAATGTCGTAGCGACGCGCGCTGCGATGCGCTTCCTACCTCTCGGTGATGGGTTTCTGACTTCTCGGTGAGGGGTTTTCAACTTCTCGGTGATGGGTAACGGAGCGCACGAAGAGCCACGTTTGTAATGATAAGTCATGGAAATAGTAATCTTTAGAGACTAAGCACACATTCATATTATGTCAGAAGTAGCCCTATCCCTATTTAAAAAACACGTTCGCGCAGATGATTTTAGCGACGACGACGACTACCTACAGCAATGCCTTGATGCCGCTGAGGCTTCAGTGGTGCGCGCTACAAACCGCACACTCGATGAGCTAAAGCTAATGGGCGGTGGGTCACTGCCCGCTCCCTTGGTACAAGCTATTCTGCTGGTAGGAGGCTCGGCTTACGACCACCGCGAAAACGATGCTCCGCAGCAGTACAGTGAAATCCCGTGGGGCGCTTCATCTATCATCAAACAATACAGAAGACTATGCGTGCGGGAGGAATGAGATATCACTTACAACTCTTTCGCCCCGTTCAGACTACGAACGAATACGGCGAAGAGCAAACCACTTACACCCCGACCCGAACGATTTGGGCCGAGCGCGTCAAGTGGGCGGGCAATCGGAGTGAAGAGGTGGGCGAACACTTTGCCGCTTACACCGTGACCTTCCGCATACGCGATGTACACCCCATTGGTGAGGGGTGGCGCGTGCAGCTCATGGGCGAACACCTCTACACCGTTATGGCCATTGAGCCTAACCGCAGTAAGGGAATGCTTTCGCTCCTCTGTCAGCGCGTCAACGTGTGATGAGATTAGGTGTTAGGTGTTAGGGATTAGTGATTAGGTGTTAGGGGTTAGTGATTAGTGATTAGTGATTAGGGATTAGGGGTTAGGGGGTTAAAAGGTCTCCTTATGCCTCGCTCCCCACAAAAACAAACTTTTTAGCCCCCTAACCCCAACCTAACCCCAACCCATAACCCCTAATCACTAATCCCTAATCCCTAATCACTAATCCCTAACCCCTAATCACTAATCACTAATCACTAATCCCTAACACCTAAAGTAATGAAAACAGTATTAAGCGCAGGCACTGCCGTCTACGAGGTGCTGAGCGAAAGGTTAGCTGATAAAGTAACGAAAGTATTTCCCGTCGTGACAGATGAGGCCGTGCTTCCTTACGTCTGCTATCATCGCGAGGCCCTCGAAACGGCCGTTGCCAAACATGCTCAAAGTGCCGATACGGCCACGATCGTAGTGGATTGTTATGCCGCTACTTACAATGGCTCCGTGGCTTTGGCTGAGGCCGTACGCGAAGCGCTTGACAACGTGAGCATTACCACCTCGGCAGGGTTGACCGTCCGTTCGTCCTTCTTAGTTGATGCCGCTGAGTCGTGGACGGACGACGCTTACGTTCAGTCGCTCACCTTCAAACTCCGTTGCTAATGGATAACGACAACGAGAAAGCATTGCAGACCTTTCAGCGCGAATTGGCAAAGCTTTACGCCAGCCTCTCGCCTAAGGAGCAGCGCAAGGCCATTGCCGCTTCGATGAGGCGTGAGGCCAATCGCTTGAAAAAGGCCGCACAGACGAGGGTGCGCACTTCGGGCCTCTCGGCCAAAACGGGGGTGGACAAGGGCGTCTACGCTCGCGTCTACCCCAAGCGCTACGGCACGGGCTTTATGGTGAGCGTTAAGCCCCACGGAGCGAAGAAGGGCATACATACCAACCGACAGGGCAAGCAGAAGCCAGTTCTCCTATTTGCCGAGGAAGGTACGAAACAGCGCAACGTGGGCCGTCGCAAGGGCAACGCGCAATATCGCCAAGGGCGCTTCGCTCAGAAGAAGTGGCGCGACTATAGCCGCTCAGGCCATAGCACAGGGCGTATGCTTCCGTATAAGTTTCTCGCCATGACCGAACAGACCGAAGCGGCTGGCATCGAGCAGCGCCTCTGGACTGACTTCGAACGCAACGTCGATAAGGCGGCGAAGAAGTGAGTGAGTTTAATGAGTTTAATGAGTTTAATAAGTTTATTCATGTTCAACCCATTAAACTAATTAAACTCATTAAACTCACTAAACTTATTAAACTTATTAAACTCATAAACTCATTAAACTCATAACACATTATGGCAAACACTGGTTATATCAATGGTAGTGACCTCTTGCTCTCAATAGACGGCAAGGCCGTGGGTCACTGTTCAAGCCACAAAGTAACGTACAACTCTGAGACAAAGGAGAGAGCCGTGAAGCCTGTAGCAACGCAAGGCGCGGGTGCAGGACTTTGGAAGGACAAGAGCGTTACAGGACTTTCTATCACAATTAGTGCCGACGGCCTCCGCTTCTACGACGAGACGGAGAGCGGCTTCACCGAGATTTCTGCCTCTTGGGGCGTAGGTAAGGCCGTTGACGTGAAGTGCTTCCAACGTGGCGACGGCAAGGCAGGTACTCAAACCCCTTACCTCGAAGGAAAGTTTGTGATCACCTCTATCGAGGAGGACGCTCCAGCGCAGGACGACGCCACGTATAGCGTTAACCTCGAGAACGCAGGCATGCCTACTAAGTTCCCTGGTATGGATGCCGCCGTTGCAGCGCAGACTAAATAAATGTGCTAATATGCTAATGTGTTAATATGCTAATGGCTGCGCCACTCATTAACACATTAGCACATTAACGCATTAGCACATTAACAACCATGCAACTAAAACGTCTCGTAATCCACTGCACCGCCACTCCTGAGGGCCGTGAGGTGACAGCGGCCGACATACGCCACTGGCACTGCGACCCCGTAAGCAAAGGAGGTCATGGTTGGAAGCAGGTAGGATATACCGACCTCGTCCACCTCGACGGCCGCATAGAGAGGCTCGTCAAGAATAATGAAGACTTGATCGTCGACCCTTGGGAGGTGACCAATGGCGCAAGCGGCTACAACGCCACCTCGCGCCACATCGTCTACGCAGGCGGCTGCGATAAGCAGATGAGGCCGAAGGACACACGCACCGCTGCACAACGCACCGCCCTCGAAGCCTACGTCAAGGACTTCCACCGCCGCTTCCCTACGGTCCAAATCGTCGGCCACAATCAATTGAACCCCAGTAAGGCTTGCCCTTCGTTCGACGTAAAGAAGTGGCTCAACGAGATTGGAGTAAACTCTTAAGTTGATTACCCCGTTGACGAGTTAACAAGTTGACAAGTTGACAAGTTAACAAGTTGACGAGTAAGTTAGCTCACAAGACAAACTTACCTGTTAACTCGTCAACTCGTTAACTCGTCAACTCGTCAACAAAAAAGAAAGAAAGGAAGAATGGCGGACACTATCTTACAAATAATCCAGTGGGCAATACCTTCGGGGGGCATTGGTGCCGCCATAGCATGGTTTGCCAACCGCAGTGCGCGCAAGGCCGATACGGCCAAGAGCGTACACGATACGTATAAGCTCATGTATGAAGACGTGAGCCGCGAACTATTAGAAACGCAAAAGAAAGTAGATGGAAGTACAAAGAAAATGGACGCACTGGGCGAAGAGAATAAGCGCATACGCTATGCGCTCAACCGCCTTACACGTGCCATTCAAGCTATTCAGCGTTGCCCTCATAGCAGCAACTGTCCTGTTAGTGACGAGTTGTCGCTCGACGACGAAGGCAACGCGACAAGTCGCGCAAAGTCAAAACGTACTGACTACAGACAGCGTGACACAGCACGAACGGACGACAACCGCTCTTTGGACGCAACCGATAAGGGCTGACACTACGCGCCTTGAGCTGAGGCTCGACTCCACCCTCCTCTCCTTACCCGAGGGGGCGAGCTTTACGGCCGCAAGTGGGCGCGCCCACTTGAAGGCGAGCCTAAAGCGCGATGAGAAGGGACGGCCCGCTTCTATCATCATCGAGGGCGGCTGCGATAGCCTGCAGCGGCTCTGCATATACTATCAGGCTGAGGCCGAACGACTCCAGACGGCCAACACGCAACTACAATCCACCGTCAAGACGCTTAGCACCGACCTACACACGCGCGGCCGCACGTGGAACGTGTGGGCCGCACTGGCCCTTCTGGCCGTGGCTCTCATCTTGATCATAGCCAACCGACAAATAAAGGAATAATAATAGAAATACACTCACCACTATGACACCACAAAAGAAAGGCAGCACAATAGCCACCGCACGACGCGAAATGAAGATTATGGGTTTCCCCTGTCGCCAGACAATGGGAGCATTCTTGCGCTTTAAGCGCGAAACAGGGCGCGAGGCTACTGAGATGACGAACGACCTTACCGACTTGCTTACGTTCCTCTACTGCTGCACGGCATCAGCGTCAGCGGCTGACGGCATTGAGTTTAACTTCACGCTGGAGGAGTTTGCCGACCTCATCAGCCCCGACGAGCTAAACCAATGGACGGCCGCTATGCAAGCTGAGGCGGCTGAGGCTGAGGCCACGACCGAAGGCGAAAAAAAAAGCCCTTCTGCATCACCGAGCAATTAGGCTTTGCACTGGGGGCGGTGGGGCTTACGCTGCGCGACTGGCAAGGGCTTACGCCTGAGGAGTGGGCGGCCGTGGCCGATAGCTACGCTACGAGCCACGAAATGGTCATGCACGACGGGTGGGAGCGTATGCGTATGCTCGCCACCATTACCATTCAACCACACGTAAAGAACCGCCTCACCCCCGACACGCTCTTGCCCTTGCCTTGGGACAACGAAGTCACTTCACACACAACGCAAGCCGCCCACGTGCCACCAGTCGGTAAAGACGAGGCGCGTGAGCGGCTTGTTAGCTTGATGAAGGGGTTGAAGGATCAATAATAATAACCTCCCCCGCCTCGGAAATCGTCGTCAATAAACGCCAATATGCCCATTGTAGTGAAACATACAACCAACGCTGCAACCAACATTACCTGTATAAATTCATTTGAACAATACGTTGATGATATAAATGCAATTAAGCAAATATTTACTAATGCAGACGACCAGAGCAAAAATCTGCACACGGCTATTACTTTTTCTTTAAATGTAAAGTCCTTATGGCCCTTTTTTTCGCTTTCCATATCGCAATAGGTTTTGATTTTGCAAATATGATACTTTAGATATTACTAACCAAGTAAAAACTCAATAAATATATGGCTTCAAAAGAAATAAAATTCAACCTTAGGCTCGCTATTGACGGTAAAGAGCAGTTGGGGGTTATAACTTCATCTGCAAAAGATGTCGTGAAAACTTTAGACGAAGCGAAGGGAGCCGCAGCACGCTTCTCTGATAAAATAGCAAGCATGAACCAAGCTATTTGTGCGCTTAATGGATTGAGAACGGTTTTACAAGACCTAACAGGGGAAAGTGCCTCCTTTGCCAAATCAATGGCCATAACGAACACAATGGCTGGTAAGGGTGGTAAGGACTTTGCAGCGTTGAAAGATAGCGTGACGGAGCTATCGAAAGAAATACCACTCACACGTGATGAGTTGGCCAACGGCCTTTACCAAGTTATCAGCAATGGTGTGCCAGAAGATAATTGGTTAGACTATCTACGTGCATCAGCCAAAGCGAGTGTGGGCGGTGTGGCCGACTTGGGGGAAGCCGTTAAAGTGACTTCTACGTTGATAAAGAACTACGGCCTCTCGTGGCAAGACGCTACCGCCATACAAGACAAGATACAGCTGACGGCCAAGAATGGTGTGACGTCGTTTGAACAAATGGCGCAAGCCTTGCCACGCGTGTCGGGTAATGCGGCAACGTTGGGCGTGAGCGTTGATGACCTTATGGCCACCTTTGCCACGCTTACAGGCGTTACAGGTAACACGTCCGAGGTGAGTACGCAGTTGGCTGCCGTGTTTACAGCCTTGATTAAGCCCTCTTCTGAGGCTACGAAAATGGCACAACAAATGGGCATCGAGTTTAACGCTGCTGCCATTAAGAGTGCGGGCGGCTTCCGTCAATTCCTCACGCAACTTGACGCGAGTGTGAAGGGGTATGCGCAAAGTTCGGGTATGTTGTCGAAAGAGGTGTATGCAAAACTATTCGGATCAGCCGAAAGCCTACGCGCCCTTGGCCCGCTTACAACTCAGCTAAAGGACAAGTTTGCCGAAAATGCTGAGGCTATGAAGGGCAGTGCTGGCACGATGGATAAAGCGTTTAAAACGGTGGCAGCTACAGGCGGCTCGGCCTCCCAAATGCTCAAAAATAGATTTTCAGTAGTGTACGATGCTATCGCTGCAGGGGCAAAGGCCATTACACCTGTTTTAAGTTTTATAGCTCAATTCGGGTTAGCCCTTAATGCTTATAAAGCTATACAGATAGCAGCTACAGGTGTTCTAAAGGATTTTACTTTTGCAATGCAAACACTACACGTGAAAGAGCTTTTAGTACTTGTACGCACGAAAGCAATTACTTTAGCTCAAGCCACATGGCGCGCTACTTGTTTAGTAAGTGCCGCCACTACGCGTGTGCTCAGTGGCGCTTTAGTCGCCTTGGGCGTGAGTGCCAATGTGGCAAAAGGAGCTATCCGTGGATTGTTGGCTTCGACAGGTGTCGGCATTGCCATTGCGGCTTTAGGCTTTGCGGTGGAAAAGGTGATAGGCTACTTCGACAAGTCGACCGAATCTATTGAAGACAATACTGACGCGCTAAAGGAGAACCGACGTGCCACTACTCAGGCAGAGCGAAACCGCGAGGCGCTGAATAGCATTCAGAAGACAGCGGCCGACAAGTATGCCGACGAGAAAGCGCGCATCGCGGCACTTACGCAGATTATTCACGACAGCAATGCGGAATACGCGGAGCGCGTGAGTGCGATTAAGCGATTGCAAAGTATCATTCCTTCCTATCACGCACAAATCCGTAAGGACGGTTCGATATATGAGAAGAATGCGAAAGCGATTGATAAGTACATTAAGAAGCTGGACGAACTGGCTTGGGCTGAGGCTGCGGCCGACATAGTGAAGGACTTAAACAAGCAAATCATCACGTTCCAACTAAAGGCAGATGAGGACCAAGGCCGCATCGATGCTTATCAGAGCAATATCAACAAGCGCAACAAACGACTACATGAAGGAACTATCGACCTCACACGCCCCGACACGTATAAGATGGGCGGAATACCACTCACGGCAAAACAGATAGCAGAGGACATACAAATATATAAGGCCAACGCACGCGACAAGGGATTTCAGTACAACGTGCAAAAGGACCGTGACTACAACCTTGGACGCGTCAACGACCTTACGGAACGAAAGCAGTCCGTGTTTGCTATGGCGGGCAGACGTGGCCTCACTTCTGCGCTTTATAATGCGCTAACGGGTAATGCCGAAACTATCGGAAGGCCAGCCTACACGCCTCCATCGCACGCCACCACGACCACAAACAAACCAACTCATACCCCTACTCACACCCCCACCAAAACCGACACCGCTCCTACCTACGACGAGAAGAGCATTGAATGGTACGACAAGGAGATTAGCAAGCAGAAGGAACTGGCGCAAAGCACGAACAACCTCGACGCAGCGAAGAAGGCTATGGCTGAGGCTACACGGCTGGAGGGAGAGCGCAAGGAGTTGGCCGTGAAGGTGGGAATTGAGAAGCCTGACGCGCCAGAGGTGAAAACTGCGCTGGAGGCTTTGCAGGACCAACTACGCGCGGCTCAAACGGACTTCGACAATGCCGTGACCGTGGAGGCTAAAGTAGCAGCCATGACGAAGGTGGACGCGCTACAGGCACAAATCAATGAGGCTACGAACGGCCGACTTACGATTGAAGCGGAGGTAGAACCGCAGTACACGCAGACTGGCTCAGTAAGCGATAAGCGCAAGTCGTATGCCAACGCGCAGACGAAGGCCTCACGCATCAAGAACGACTACGACATTGGCCTCATCAGTAAGGAGGAGGCACAAAAGCAGGTGGACGACATTAACAAGGTGTTGTCGTCGCTAAAGTTGAAACCTATCACCGTGGACTTTGACACGACAAGCGTTGAAAAGGGTACGGGCAAGATGCGCGAGGGCGCACAGAGCATTCAGCAGTTGGGCAGCAGCATCGCGCAATTAGGCTCACAGGTGCAAGAACCTGTACTCAACATTGCGGGTACGATAGCACAAGCCATTGCTACGATGGTGTTGGGCTACGCTGAGGCTTCGAAAGATGCAAGTAAGCTTACGCCCTTCGGGTGGATAGCCTTTGCCGCTACGGGACTTGCTACGTTGCTGACGATGATAGCCTCTATCAAGTCGGCCACGAGCGGCAGCTACGCGCATGGTGGTATCATACCAGGGGGCAGCTATTCGGGCGACCGATTGACGGCAAATGTCAACTCGGGCGAGATGATTATCAACCGTCGCCAGCAGTTGCAGCTATGGCGCATGGTGCAAGCGCCTTTGGCCTCAGCTCCGCAGTACACAACGCCTTCGAGCATGGTGCCGAGCCTCAACCTCGCGGCCTTACGCAACAGCTTTGGTGCGCAGCGCGTCGACGTGAATGTGAGTGGACGCATCAGCGGACGCGACTTGCAACTCATTACCGATAAACGAAATAAAATTACTTCAAGAGCATAGGGGGAATGTGCAAATATGCAAATGTGCAAATGTGCGAATGGTCGCCTTTGTACGCTAAATGTTAGCAAACTCTATCTAACTTGGGGGCGACGCGTCCCCGCGTCGGCATTTGCTTGTCAAGGCTCGATGCCTTGGCAAGCAAATACATAACCTCTAAATAGTAAACACGTTATGTTATACAAAAGATACGCTGGCAGTTTTGTTAACTGCAAGGGCCAAACGTGGAGGGTCGAAATATGGCAAGCGAACAGTGTGCCTTTCTCTTCCGTTGGCGACCTCACGTTTGATGCCGACACGCCACTTGAAATAGAATGGGAGGAGCGAGAAAAGTACGAAACCACTTGTGGCGCAACGCTCACGATCAACATCGTGAGTCCTGCTGACCGCACGTTTACGGACCTCTTCCAAATCAGTTCAGGCAATGTTATGGCGCACGTCTACCTTGACGATGCGCTCTTTTGGGTGGGTGGCCTCGACTGCGAAACGTATGAAGAGCCTTACCAGTCGGAGAAGGACTACACCGTCACACTCACCTTTACTGACTTCGGCCACATGCAGCGCCTAAAGTATGGCGAAGCGGGGGGAATTAAGTCGGTGTGCCACTACATTGACTATTGCCTTGAACAGGTGGGCCTCAGCGCAGTGCCAGTAGAGGTATTCACGTCGTTAGAGATGAACGACAGCGTGCTATGGGGGCATTGTGACCTTACACGCCTATACGTTGATGCGGCCAACTTCTACGATGAGGACGGTGAAGCCTCAACGCTTGACGAAGTACTTAACGGTGTGCTGCAACCGCTTGCTTTGCGCATCGTGCAGCGTGCGGGCAAGATCATGGTGTACGACTTGAATGCGCTGCGCAATAATCCGCCCAAGGTAGAAGAAATCACGTGGGACGCTACGGAGCAAACGCTATCGGTAGATAAGTTGGCGCAAGCGGCCGTCGTTAAGTTCTCGCCCTACACGGGTGGCGACCTGCTGAGCGACAACAGCGTAGCCATAAAACAAGACCGACTGACAGAGGTGGGTAGCGTGTTTAACATGTTTGGCCCTGGGTTCAAAACATACGAGATAAGTCGTTTCTTCCATTCTGCTGCCGATAGTGCTGCCACTGGCCTTACGCAAAAGCACCCCGATGCGCATTTCTTCAAAATGGTGAAGACGGGTGCGGGGGGCGCAGCGTGTGAGGGTCTTGCGTGGCTGGCCTTAACGAATTGCTGGCCGCGCAATAACCTCACGCTCAATGGGCAACAATCGCCTTTGGGGAGAGACGCCCATTATGCCTATGTCGAAGCTAACACAAGCGAAAACGTCGTTACGCGTGCCTTCAACGACCTATCGGGTACGTCGGACGAAGTGCTAATGCGTTTCCCTCGTGTGTACTGCCCTGCGGCCCAAAATCAAGTATCAGAAGATGTGATGCGCTCTTACATTCACCTCACTATGGAGATGATGATAGACCCTCGTCTCAACCCATTTGCTGATGCAGAGGACGAAACGAACGAAAAGGATAACTTTAATTGGTGTAAGGTGCGCGAGGCTTACTGCTACATTCCCTTCTCGCTCGTCTTGTTTGACGGCAATGGAAAGGCCGTGGCGCAATACCAAGCCAAAGGCTACAATCACGAGGGGCATTGGGTCGCGGTTGGATACGACGATACGAAATACTTCACCCATGCTCCCTCTTACCTCCTCTACTATGCCAACTCTAAGAGTGATAGCATAAAGGAGGAGAGCGGCATTCAAGGGTGGTCAAAGAACCACACACACACCCTTGGCCATGAACGAACTAATGAACAATACGCCACGGAGGGAGAAATCATTCCTCTGCCGAACACTGCGGGGTACTTAGAGTTAACCATTTATACAGGGTGCATCATCTTCGACGATAAGGACGGAAAGGGGAAGGAATACCCCATTACCAATCCTCAGACGTGCCAACTCGACAAGTCGTTGCCCGACCCGAACGGACTGCGCGACGTGTGTATTAGTACGCAAACCTCTAAAGGTGGCCAACGCATGAACTGGTCGCAACGGTGGTGGCTTTACAAGTTTCCGAAGTTGGAGATAGTACAAGGCCTCATCGCTGAAGCGGTAGAGAAGAGTGATGCCGAATACAGCGCATGGATAAACGCGAGCGCAAAGGACGAGATAAAGATTGACACCATTTGCGGCACAGCCTTTGGGCGCGACTTGGGTGTAACGGCACGAGGCGCTTACAAAATTTGGTATTCGTTTGCGCCCTCTGGCTCTGGGCAGACGGATATTCCTCAACGATGTTTCCTGCGTCGCACCAACACGTCTGCGCCTTGGCTGATTGAGTACGACTTGTTAGGGCTACTCTTTAGCCAGTATGGACACCGCGTACCTACGCTTGAGGGTGAAGCCATTACTCCGCTCTCACCGCTACAGCTCTTCACCGACCGCGCGATGCCGAGTGCTGACCTCTTTATGATGAAAAGTGAGGTGCTCAGCGCCTACGACGGCACGAGTAATATTAAATTTGTAAGACTCGAGCGCGAAGAGTGGAACAAAGAAATCATTAAATAACAACAACTAAGGCTATGGACTATAAAGTTAAGACACGATACGTTACAGCCACGCCACGCAGAGCGCGCAAAGGCAATAACGCTGAGGCCTCAGCCACAAGCAGCGGTGGCGGTGGGGCTTCCATAAGCAGCGGCAGTGCTGCTACGGCCGATGCTCACACGCACCCCAATATCGACACGCTTAATCAGCTGGACACGACTCCTGCTGACGGCTACCTCTATCTGGATAGTACCGACACCGACACGGGCGGAATCGTCCGTACGAAGGTGAAGGCGGGATTTGCCGATGAGGCTGCCTCAGCCGACCACGCCACCACGGCCGACCACGCCACGAATGCTGACAACGCGGCCCATGCCACGAGTGCTGACAACGCGGACCATGCCACCGAAGCCACTCATGCCGCCACGGCCGACGACCTTACGCAATGGGGTACGGCTGACGAGCGTTACCTAAGCCGTCAACACGACGACACGGCCTTGGGGAGCGTCACCTTCCGCAAGGCTACCAACTTCGAAGCCTCAGCACAAAGCCCCGACTTCGCGAGCAATGGCTTCGCAGGGAGCGGCTGGGCAGCACGAACGGCCAATGACGGTCAAACTTACGTGGAAGCGGACAACCTCCGCATTCGCGGAAGGCTCACGGCCTTTGAACTCGTTATCGAAAAGATACGTGCCATTTGTGGCGCACTGGGCATCAGTCAAGCCTGCGGACGCGTGAAGAGCGTGGACGGGGACGCCACGAACTATTACTTAGTATTAGAGGGGGACGACACGCACGGCTACGGAGGTTTTCAAGCTGACGACTTCATACGTTGCCAACGTTGGACATCGAGCGGCGCTCGCGGCTATTGGGTCCGAGTTAGCTTCATAGGCAGCACAGCTGGCGGCCACAACAATGTGTTGGCCATTAATAGGTCGGAGTTCGACGCCGCCATTGTCGAACCTCATGCGGGCGAGGTCGGCGCTTACGACCACGCGCAAGAAGTCACCGCACAAGTAGCCCAACTCGTAACAGACGACCGTACCGCCCTCATCACGGCCGGCGACGGCACGTCATTACTCCTTGCCGACAATAGTAACCCCACCATTGCGGGGCTAATGGTGTTCCCCGAAGTAGGCGACGAGTTGGTACAATACGGCAGCGCTACCGACACCACACGCCAAAGCGCCATTTACATTCACGCCAACGGTACGGGTCAACCTGCTATCGACTTACTCACTGGTATCACCTCCAAGAGCTTTGTCGGTTGTCTCGCTTGTCGCCTTGGCGGCTACCTACCCACAGGTGGCTTTGGCCTTTACGCCAAGAACGGACAAATCATCTCTCTATCACCCGACGGCCACACCACTCACTACAGCCTCAACCCTGACGGCTCGTTCTCGCTTGGTCAAGGCGCTATCCAATACAACGGCAAAGGCAACGTTACAATCGGGAGCAATGTCACGATCAACTGGGGGCCACAGAGCCAAACGACCTACAAATGGGCCGTTAGTGACAATGGAGTTACCGCCCCGAATAGAGGCTGGGATAGTACGTTCCCAACCAACATTGCGCAAGGTAAGTACATTTGGAAGCGCACATTCTATCCCGACGGCACTGAGACGACAGAGTTGATTGGCTTCGTAGGGAAGGACGGTATTAATGGCGTTGACGGCAAAGACGGTATTAATGGAGAGAAGGGCGAGAAGGGAGAAAAGGGCGATAAAGGCGACCAAGGCCCTATCGGACCACAAGGCGGTAAAGGCGACCAAGGCCCTATCGGACCACAAGGCGGTAAAGGCGACCAAGGAATCCAGGGTGATAAAGGCGATAAGGGAGAGAAGGGCGACCAAGGATTACAAGGCCCTATCGGTCCAAAAGGCGATGACGGTGCAGCCTATTACATTCTCGCTCCCGTTGGGTCAATATCGCGAACACAACAAGAAGGCACTACCATGCCCTCTTATAGCCAAAAGACGATTACCGTTGAAGCCTACCGAACGCAAGGATTAAAATCAACGAAGTTTCCAGGGGGGATAATGAAGTGGGCCATTTATATGAGAGACGGTACTACGATACAAAAAGAAGGCACAGGAGATACGGTAACGATTGATTATCTACACGCGACACGTATTGAGTTTAAGTTATTCGTTAACGAAGTCGAAGTAGCACAAAAAAGTATTCCTGTCGTTTGGAATGGTAAGAACGGTACGAACGGCAAAGACGGAGCAGACGGGACGAGCCTACATAGCAACCTACTCGTGCATACCGACTTCGCGCCAAAGGCAGAGAACTACGCTGGCAAGTGGCTCAATTTCCGCTCCTCGCTCGCTACAATTAATGGCACATTAAACGAGGGAGCAGCGGTTGGTGATACGGATATGCTCTCCGCTTCTGTCTCAGCACAGACGGATATGTTCAAATATGATGTAACAAAGTTGCTCAGCCCTCAGACGTGGTACGTTATAGGCATTACAATGCGAGGCACAGGTACTGCTACCGTATATTGTTACCCCGATACGAACGAGCAAACAATCTACGTTGACGGAAAGGCAAAAGGCTCTCCAAGTGACGCAAGTGCTGAATTTGCATTGCCCTCAACATGGAGACGTCATTACATCGCATTCTGCACGAAGTCAATTAGTGGTACAAAATACGTGTTGGTACGTTTAGCAAGTGGCTCGCAAGCAGACATATCTATGGTCACATTGAGTAGACCATACGAAGGTGGCTCAGCATTAACAGCTGACGGTTACATTCAGAATGATACGCAGCAGATTCGCATGGCGACACCTTCTAACATGGAGACGTTCTGTGGCATCAACTCTTTGTGCGCATGGCGAAGCAGCGAACGCGAGTTTGACTTTTATTCGCAAGCGTTAGGCTCAACAATCATTTCTGGACAATGGTACACGCTATCTTTCTACTCACGTGGATCGGGTAGTCTCAACACCTACGTATATGATTATGGAGGACGCGTCTTGTCTGATGCAAGCGCAGATATACCAATGGCTGACGGAGTGAAAGAAACGGCATTTAATAATGCTGGAAGCCACACGTGGGAGCTTACCGCAGAATGGGTGCGCCACATCTACACCTTCCGCGTACGCGCTGACGGCTCTTACTCCTCACCTATATTGCTATTCAGAGCAACAATAGGCACAAGCGGTGACTTCATTGCTATCAATCAAGTAAAACTCGAAGTAGGCAAAAACGCCTCCGATTGGTGCTTAAACGAAATGGACAAAAAAGCCGTTTCTTTGCCCGACTGGATGAAAGCCTTTAACGGCTATACCATGAGCGGTGACAACTACATAGCAAGTGGTAACGCGTTCTTTGGCCGAAAAGAGATTGAAGACGGCACTTACACAGGGTGCATGATGTCGTCTAACGGATTGCAGATAGGTGGCCATACGGTCGTAGGTCTGTACGCATTAGACCACAACATACTGAAAGTCGCAATCGACCCAGTACACCAACAATACTACTTCAAAGGCAAGGTGTATGCCGATGAAGGAGAATTTAAAGGGACGATAAAGGCAGATAAGGGCTACTTTAACGGTGTGGTGACAGGTTCTGTGAGGAATAGCACTACAATTATAGATAAGTCTAATTATAGTTATTACACCGAGGATTTAAATGGAGGGGGGATAGGACTCCGATTCGATAGAGCCGACTCTATTATATATTTAAATTTTAATGACGGAGAGAATAAATTTACATTTGAAGAAATGATATTTTATTTGATACCCTACTCCTACAGCACTGAAAGCGTTTCAAGTTGTTTAGCCCTATTAGGAAAAACATACATAATATACCACAAAGGACTTAAAAAATTAAAATTAAAAGGCAAGTTCCTTAAGAGCGGTGAAGTATCTACAGTGTATGAAACTTCTATTACATCGACTGGTTCTGTCGTAAAATTGATACTGCAACTTGACGAAAAAGGTGTATTCTATTGGGAATACGTAGCTGTAGTATCAACACCAAATATACCAACAATATTGTCTGGCGCGATGCCGAATAAAAATGGGACATTAATTTTTGGCCATCCTGAAACATTCCCACCATTCATCCAGCCCGACCCACTTGCCGAATGATAAAAAAGCGCGCCCGAAGGCGCACCATAAATTACAACCATTGCAAACCTACAAAAAACAAATAACATGGCAACAAAAAAACTCTCAGAAGCATTAGCCGAGTTGCAAGCAGCAGCGAGTGTGAGCGGATTGGACGTGCGATTGGTCGTTGCTGGGCAGACCGACACAGACAATGCTCAAACTATCACGCTACAACAATTGCTCACGGCATTGAATGTACCCATTGTGCAGACTTCTGCGAATGGAACAACTAAGAACTACATTTATTCGGCAAGCAGTGATGAAATGCATACAGCATTGAGTGGCAAGATATGGACGTACACGAACACTGACCATAACTTGTTCCTCCGATTTAAGCACTGGGGCGCAGCCAACGACACCGAACAAACCAATTATAGCCAAGTATTGTTATGCCATTTGGTAAACCGTAACCAAGACGGACTGATGGATAAGTATGTGTTTGCTCGCGTCCTAAATCACAATCTTGCAGAAGGACAGAGTACTACAGACAAGGTGATTGTCAACTACACAAACTTTGCAGAAAGTGGCAACAAACAACTTGTAATCACTAAGGCTACCACTGCAAAGGCAGGTGTAATGACAGCAGAGGATAAGACAAAGCTTGATAATTTAACTGCTTATGCGCGTGACCTTGGAAACTTTGAATCAGAGGAAGCAGCTCTTGATGCGCTTAAAGATATTGAAATATCAGGCAACTCCAATATTGTACACGTACATTGCACGTATGCGAACGGAGCAATGAGTATTACAATGATGCAAAATGTTGAAAATGATTATGCAAGACAAATTATTTTCAACAAATCAAAGGTTTTTCAACGTGCTATTTATTTTACTGATGGCACTCGCCAAGAAATAAGTCATGCAGAAGATTGGAGTTGTCTTTTCGGTGATAGACTACAATGGGATAGCAGAGAGAATAAATATGTATTACGCCAATTCGATTTGTCGTTCAATCAGAAATATACAGACCCTATCCCCACCGCAACTGCCAACAATGATGGTCTCATGAGTAAAGAAGACAAACAACTACTCGAAAATATTAAAGCACAACTTAATCTGTAAGCGTATTGTTTGACTACTACAAAAAGACATAGTATCTTTGTATTGTATTAAGAAAGTAATGAATATGAGAACAAAGACTTAGAACGTAACAGTTTCTGAAGAAGAGTACGAACTATTAGAAGCTATCAGAATTTACGACATGAGTTTCCCAAATGGTTATCCACAACTAAGGTGGTTTGCTCAAGAGTTGCTTGATAATATGCTTCGCCAACCCTTCTAAAAATCAAGAAAACCCGCTCAAAGCGGGCGGGATTTTTATATATAAAGTTATGGAAGATAATAAGATTACCGATATGAAGGAACGCTGCAAAGACATTTTAATGAGCGTTTCGTGGTTGGATTTTAGCAACCGTTATTTTAATCGTTCCTCGTCGTGGTTTTATCACAAGATGGATGGGATAGATGGCAATGGGGGAAAAGGCGGTTTTACCTTAGAAGAAAAAGAACAATTTAGGAATTCATTATTAGATCTTGCGAGTAGGATACGCAAGACTGCCGAAAAGATATAAAATTCAGCCAAGTCATTACTATATAACACACAAGCCACCTATGGCTGATAGGTGCAAGTTAGAGCCTCATGCTATTAAGTGTGAGGCTCTTTGCAACCATGCACGCATATAACATACGCCCTTACCCCTCTCTGTGTAAGGGCTTTTTTTGTATTTCCATCCTCCCATTTTGTGAGCCATTTGTGAGCAGCGAACAAAGCCAAATTCTAAAAGTATATGATAATCAATACATTATACACAATCGCGCACCTGCTTTGGGAGCAGGGGGTCGTGGGTTCGAATCCCGTCGCCCCGACATAAGGAAAACCGCTGATTATCAAGTTGTTAAGGCTTGGTAATTGGCGGTTTTGTTGTTTGTTGTTACTCGTTTTTTTACCGCACAATACCGAAAGCGAAAAAAAGTCCTTCTGCATCACCGAGCAATTAGGCTTTGCACTGGGGGCGGTGGAACTCACGCTGCGCGACTGGCAAGGACTTACGCCTGAGGAGTGGACGGCCGTGGTCGATAGCTACGCTACAAGCCACGAAATGGACATGCACGACGGGTGGGAACGTATGCGTATGCTCGCCACCATTACCATTCAACCACACGTAAAGAACCGCCTCACCCCCGACACGCTATTGCCCTTGCCTTGGGATAACGAAGCCACTTCACACACAACGCAAGCCGCCCACGTGCCACCAGTCGGTAAAGACGAGGCGCGTGAGCGGCTTGTTAGCTTGATGAAGGGGTTGAAGGATTAATAATAATGCCCTCCCCCGCCTTGGAAATCTTCGTCGAACAACACTAATATGACAGTCGTTACGACCCATACTATAATCGTTATAGCAGTTATACAAACGACTATATCATTAACGCAGTGAGTAAGTGGGGTAAATACACAAAATATAAGAAGAAATACTAAGATAGAGAGTGACCACAACACTTCACAAGTATTAATTACTTTATCTCTTAAAGTAGTCACTTTCTTATCCGCTTTTTGTTCGCTTTACATATCGCAAAAAATTAACTATCCCAATCTGTATTGTCGTGGGTATGTAGTCTTTCTACAAAAGTTTCATCATAGATTGCCAAATATATGACAGCAATTAGCAAAACTACAAAAATTGCCGATGCAGAATATATTACCAAAACATTAACAACTCCAGTAAATGATACAATGATACACAACAATACTTCAGCGAAAAGTGAAAGGCTAAAGATGCACCAAGAAATTTGAATGCCCTTTTCTTTCAAGGTTAGTTCATTCCACTTCTTCTTTTTAGCATCTTCAACATCGATACTTAGCTTTATTTTAATCTCTTTCGGCTTTTGTTCGCTTCCCATATCGCAAAAAAATCAATAATAAAATCCTCCTCCGCTTTGAAAATTGACGTGTACTGAAATTGGTTGACAGTTTTAAATGTTAAAACTAAAGTTGTTTACACTCTTGTACTCTTAGACCTAAATAGGTTGTCAAAATGGCTTTTA